AATTTTAATAGTTTCTTTTGAGCCGCAAATATTACCTTATAAGCATTACGCTTTACAACATTCATATCTTCAATCTCATCTTCATAAGTCCTAAATTCAGAATCGCATATGTCAGCAATCGTAGCCAAAAGCATACATTCAGCTTCAATGATCTGCAATAGTTCATTATCTACTGGCATGAATTCAGGATGTATTTGCGCTTCCTCTGTCATAAGATTTTACCCTTATAAATACGATAATTCCGTACATGAAAGTCCTTACCGTTACTATTTAGATCAACCATTGCAAATCCATGATTCCACTTATTTAAAGGCATATAGTCAGGATTCAATTCACACAAACATCCAGATGACCATGTTGTAACTATATCACCGTTCATATCCGTTTCTGTATGTGTACTGCTTTGATGATTGTGGCCCTGCAAAGCTGAAACCTTACCTTTCATATATAAGCCCCTTGCAATGTTTACAGGACTAAATACAGATGGGTATTCATGACCATGAATGATGTTAAGCTTGTTTGCCTTAATAACCCGCTTATCACCTACAACTACCATTCCCCTATCCTTAGCCTTTAAAAGATGCTCAAATTCAAACTCAGGAATGCCTAATAATTCAGGTGCCTTTTGCATTAAATAGTGTTGATATCGTTCATCATGATTCCCTAACTTATAAATAATCTTTGCACCAAAGCCGCCCAATATATCTAATAAATCATTTAAAGCCTTTAATTCATGTGCAAGTGATCTCTTGCGTGCATCCTTCTGGAATCTGGATAGCATATAGAAATCAACAGTATCTCCGTTTAAAAGTATCGCATCTGGCTTCTCTTCACTAATCTTATCGAATGCTGCTGTTAATGCATCAATTGAATGATATGGTACGTGTATATCTGAAAGCACCGCTAACTTAGATGCTTTTAAAATGTAAGGTTCATATTTAGACTCTTCTGATTCGGGAAGGTTGTATGGGTTTTTGGGCCTATCTTCTGTCATTAGAAATTCTTTATGATCTTTTATTTTATCCCTGTTTGCCTTTCCGCTTTTCCCCTCAATGTATCTTAATTTATATCTTGCATGATCAAGGGTAGTAAATAATTCTTTATTCTCATTGTACATGATTCTTGCAAGTGCTAACGTAGGCATTTGCATACCGTATTTAACCCTGTATTGCCTTGCAATATCAGTTAATTTCATTAAAACAATTTAAAAAGTAAAGCTATCTGTTTGCGGAAAATCCAAATAAGTAAAGCTATAATTAACCAAAACAACCAATCTCTTTGACCTTTATATTTGTCACATTTAGTAGTTAATTCGTTCACTTTTATGTCACAATTTGACAGTTTTTCGCTAAGTAAACTTGACACCTTTTGGCAACTATCAAGAATTACTTTACTCTTAGCCGTATTCTCTTGCGTCTTAATTATTATCTTAGTTTCAGGTTTGCAGGGTATCTTTTTGATAACCTCCTTTATTTTTTCAATATGTACCGTATCGCAGTTTGCTGATAGTAAACTATCTATCAATGATGCCATGTAATTAAACTCAATCTCATATTGATGAAGCAATGCAGAATCTGCAACGGTTATCGTTTCAATTGTTTCCTTAATTGGAAACCTATCAGCACATTCCTTTGCGGTCGCTTCTGGTAGGTTGTCCATCATGCGATGCAGTTTCTTTGGATTAGCACATGACACCAAAAAGAATAATGATAAGTATAAAATTCTAAGCATTGCGTAATAAAAAATAAAGTATTAATAAACAGAATAAATAAAATAGCCAATCGGCCATTTCATTATTATTCTTCTGATCCACCTTTTTTATCTAATTTAGTCGCACCGAAATAATAACCTATCACACCTGCCAAAGCACCCCCAAAGATAAAGCCACCTGCAGTTAGCACAAGATCATGATTCTGCTCCGGGATAGGTCTTACCTGTAATAAGTACATAAGCAAAAAACAGCCTATAACTACAATGATTGCGATGCTATTTCTAATATCAGTCTTTGTCAGTCTTTTTAACCATTCTGGCATAGATTCTATTTTTATATTCTTTGATATTTTTACAAGCTCCCGGTAGGTTTCTTACAATCCATACGATGTTACCAATAACCGTTAGCGTAAACATCACATTATTTTGCGTCACAAATGCAATAATGCTCAACATCCAAATGCTTATTACCTCAATCTTTGCGCTCATAATTCACCGCTTTAATAAGATGATCTTTTTCAATAGTATTTAATAAATTACCCAACTTCCTACCTAAATACGTCAAATTCTTTTTTTCAGCATTTATGCCCAAAACGTAACTAATTGTTTTGTCCATATCCCCGAATTTGTAACCATTCCGCTTTATTAATGTTAGGTTAAACAACTCCGCACAAACTACGTTCCCATGCTGATCTATTGACTTCGCTATGTGAAACAGATAGGTATCAACCGCCCGAAATAAAGTAACCACTATCTGAAACACAAACCCGACCGGCATAAGCATTACCGATAAGATCAAAGCAATTATCAGTAATATCAAACCCCTCACGCTTGCAGGTTTTCAGCATCGATAAAATACTGATCCACCTCCGCATCTGTCAAACTCAAAACTCCTTTAATAAATGCAACGGTCTGACTTGTCCTTTCCGTATTGCTCCCGAAATCCCACGCCCTTTGTGCGATGGTCTTGTTCGGCTCAGGTAGTGTATCAATAGCGTTCTGCACATCTGTTTCTTTCCCATCGATTGCAAGCACCGCACGCAAACGCCATGTAGGCACTTCACGCGGCACCGGGTTAGCATCATCCCAAGCCCTATCTATTTCGCCTGTGGTGAAAAACATTTCGTAACCATCCAAAATAGGCACTCTCCACATTGCGTTTGCGTCTTGGTCTGGATTGCAGTAATTATTCGTTCCATCAGTCCAAACCGATGCTCGCAAACATTCAGCCGTAACCCTATCATTTAATGCTGACGCTTCGCTAAATGTTCTAAATTTAATATATCGCATATTTTTGATTGATGTTGTTAGATAATGCAATGGCTTCGTCTGATGTCATTGAGTAACCGTAAGAAATTATCTCCGCGATTGTTCCAATTAAATTAGTTGCTGTTGAACTATTATTTCTAAATAATCTAAAATATACAGATGTATTTAAAGTGTTAGTTCCTGTTGTTTCAGATAAGCCATTAACAATAACATTTGTATTAGTTATTATTTTAATCCTTGATGTACTTGTCTCAGTATTTCCTTGTAAAGCAGTTGTTCCATTATAAACATGACCATATCCATTTAAACCAGCATTTGTTCCTCCATCAAAAAGTCCGTAAATTGCTGCTTCATTTCTACCAATAATGCCGTTGTATTGATTTGCAGTATTTACTTTGCTTATTATTGCTATGGTATTATTGCCGTTATAATTTAATCCTAAATTTGGATCACAATCTATAAATCTTGCATTACTTATAGCTTCCACACTTGGAAGATTATTATAATTAGCATCGTTCAAAATTAATCTTGGTTGCGCTGCTGCCGTTGCCTGCTCAAATATAGCTCCGCCAACACGTGCCTGCCACCTACTCACCGCCCCTAAATTGGTTTGCGTATTCAACCCATAGGCGGCATCCAGCCAAAAGGTAACACCGCTAAACCCATAAGCAGATGTAGCTTGCTGCATATTAAGGTTAGGGAAGCTGTGAAATTGCTGAAGCGCACTTGTATCCTGAAATGATTTGAACATAATTAGAAGTTTCCGATTTGAGCAGTAACATGAATATTTGTAGTTGCAGTCGTTGCACCTACTTGTATTTTTTGTCCGCTCTTTAATTGCAAATCATTAAAAATCAAAGTACCTTCAGCAGTTGCCACCGTTGCAGAACTTGTAATCGCTGCATAAGTGGATTCAGCTAATAAACGAGGATTTGCGCCTGATGTATCTGTAACCCAAACCAAAAAGATACCAGCCGTGCTATTGCCTACGTGCTTGTATTTTATCTGGGTAACTTTCGTTCCGTCAGTTGTTGCAGTAACTAAATCAACGATGTTCGCAGTCGTTGCACCGCTTTTATCGGTTGTTGTTCCTGTAATTGCTGCCAGTCTTGTTTCTGGACTTAATGCGAAAATGGGCTTTGTATTTGCCGGCATAATGTTAAATTTTAATAGCTATAAAATAAATATAAATCCGATCCTGTTGCGCTGCCACCTAATGCAGCAAGTGAATAAACACCACTAACACGCTGATATAAATCGCCGCTTACGGTATCTAAATATAAATCACCATCCGCGCCTACCGTATCATTAGGCGCACCTGTTCCGTATCTTATCTTTGTTAATGTCATAATGTTATCCAATTTGAGCCTGTTGAAATAACCTGCACGCTTTCAGCTTGTCCCATCGTGTAGGTAGTAACTCCGTCAATCGTTTGCGAGCCGTTCGGATCTATTGTTATAAGTCCGCTGCCGCTATTCTTTATGATATATACCTTCCCGGTAATACCAACCGCCGTTGGCAGGTTTACGCTAAAAGTGCCGCTTGTGCAATGGATAACATAATCATCCGCTCCGGCTGTGTAGGTTGTTGTTTTTGCCGTATATGCAAAGATGGAAGCACTCACCGTCTTATTCTCCCAAATCCCAGTAGATGCCGTATAAGATAGCACCTGATTATTTGTTGGAGAAGTTATAAGGACATTATGAATTTCATCAAGTTCCACTCCGTTTTGCGGCTTGACATATATGATGCCGTTTCCTGCGTTAGCTCGTTCTACCACTCCAATGAAAACTCCATGTTTCGGTGCAACAGGCTTAACCTTTGTAAACCCACCCGCCACGCTATCTAACCAAAGAATATCCCCCTCCGTATATGCACCTAAATTGATACCACTCACCTGCCCTTGCGTTGTAACCCATCCCGCCTGACCTGCTGCAATGTCTGCCCTCACAATACCCAAAGTTTTGCTGCTGAACGTATCGCTTGTATTCTTTGCCAATTTTACCGCTGCCCGATCGCCCTGCGCTCCAAAGATATAAACCACTTGCCCTTTTGTTATTGTAACCGCTTCGGCATTTGTAACATAGGCTTTTACAACGGTAGCGGTATCATAATTACCTATCGGCTGATAAGTAGCAGCCGCCACATTTGATCTCAAATAAGGGCTAAGCATAGCTGCCGTATCGGTATATTTTACACGAGCATCAATACGATTGCTAAGTGAAGTTGTATCGCCACTTCCTATTTTTACCCATTGATTCCCAGTCCATGAATAAACAGAACTATCCGCAGTACTATATCTCAAAGCACCTGCACGCTTGCCATTTGTCGCTGATGTTTGCGGAATAAGTAAAGTCGAATCAAATGCACCGCCCCGCCATTTGTAATAGTTATTAAAGTTCGTATAAAGAACATTATCAATAGTTTGCCCTTTACTTGCAAAAGAAATGCAAATAAATAAAATACTAAAGATATATTTGTACATTTTCGCCTTCATTGACACCGCCATTTATTGTTATTGTTTTTGTTGTTGCATTATGCGTTATATATCTTCTATCACTTCTCACCTGATACGTTAATATCAATCCATCTATAAATACCAAAGGTGGCACCGTAAGCATATTATTTTGATATTGTGTACTTCCTTGAACCATAGGCTGTCCACTACCTACAATAAAATCAATTACTTTATTAGTTCTTCTTACAAAATAATCTTCTACAATTATATACTGTGAATCAGGTAAAACATAATCCGTAGGTACCTGACAATTATTATAAAGTATTGGTAGCTTTAATGATAACTCAAAAGTTACCCCTGCTAAAACATCTTCTTGCCCTTGCCTAAAATATTCAAAATTGAATGAACGATCCATTACCCATTCATGCAAATCCCATCCAATCTGCGCCAAAAGATCATGGCCTATCTGCTCACAATCACTCTGCATTTCAAGTTCATCCATATTTTCAACATGATGGATATCTGCAACGGTTACCAATATTTGGTATGTCTTTTCCTTGCCTGTGATGGATGATGTATTTAAGGTATACCACACCGCAGGGTATTCGACATCCTTATAATCAAAAACTAAAAAATCTTCAGCTTTTAGATGCTTTGCAGTCCTTACCATTTTGTGGCCTGACGCTATCTCTATCAGCTTTTTGATTATTTGATTTAATGTTAGACTCATGTTTCTTTAAATAAGCTTTTAAAAGCTTTTGAATTTTGTTTGTATATTGACTCATCTGCAACAAGATAAGAACTCATATTTATACCACTTAGGCATCTCTTTACGATTTACATCAGTATTCCCTAAATAAATACCGATCTCAAAAGATGTCCGCTTAGGCACGAAAGTATCAACGCGGCTGCCTGGATTGATATATTCCTGAAACTTTGAACCGCTGCCAGCCTCCTCAATCAAATATCTTATAAGCCTTTCCAAATACCATTCAGCACGATTCTTAAACTTAGCTGTAAAATCATCTATCTCTGAACTACTTACAGCCTCACTATTCTCAGTCGTTTTTCTGGTTAGTCCCTTGTTCCACAATTGGAAGCTTAATGCAGGTGCCAGTTCGCTTATAGTGTAATGCACTAACGGATCGCGTATGTAGTCTTTTAACAACGTTTCTTCATCTGCAGTAAGATCATCATTATCTATTCCATCCTGCAATCTTTCATATAATGCCGTTCCTAAAACAGGCAGTAAATACATCTCTTGCACCGCCTTAATTTCAGGCACAATCATTTTGCTATCAATGTTCTTATGTACGGCACTACGCTCGTAAATGTTTTCAGGACTGACAAATAAAATATCTCTCATGTTTTATTTTTTCTTCATTACAATATTGCTAACCCAATCATGTCTGCAATGCATCTCTATTTTCCCATTGTTATTCCAAAATCCTCCACGCCTATCCCATACACTATAACCCATACGCATCGACATAGATTCAATTTCAGAGCGTGACCATAATTTATTCATCTCTAATAATCTTGCACAAAAAGCCCTGTTACTGTTATCTTCAGGCCCTTCATAAGAATAAAGAATCTTAAAGTTTAAAGTCTCAGGTTTCTTATCTGTTTGCTTCTTTAAAGGTTCTGTCAAAGTACGCTCGATAACTTTATCCTGACCTACATTTGTCGGCTTAATAGATATACGGCCCTCATCAGCTAAACGCTTTAAAATCTCTTTAACGCTATCAACTTCCAAATCCAATGTTTCTGCAATAACCTCAGGAGTGATTCTTTTATCTTTACGAATCAAATCCAATGCATTCGTTTCAATTTGCGTTACATCTGCAAATTGCTCTTTGCCAAAAACAAACTTTGAACTTTTGACAATTACATAATCACTTTTCGGCTCACCACACTTTGCAAATTCAGCTAATAATAATTCATCCTTTTCATGGCTGCTAAATTCCTGCACCTCATTATCAATAGATAACATTGTATTTACTTCATCATCATTCAATCCTAAACTGCTTTTTAATAACAATTTAGCCTGTTCCTGACTGATCTCACCTTTCTCAAACTTGCGAATGATTCGTGTTAAACTTTGCCATTGGCGGCCGGATAAGTTTTTCAGATTCTCATTAACTGGTGCGCTAACAGTCGGTGCTGTTTCAGGCTGTGCAATTTCAGGATATAAACTTGCATCAATACCTATCTTTTCAAGTAACCATTTTTTAGGAGCGATCTGCAATAATGTTTGCTCACTAAACTCAAAGCCTATCGGCTCAACAGGTATGATCTTATGCTCCTGACCTGTAACTTCTGCAAACAATAATTCTAATGCTTGTTGCTTGTCATTAACGTAGGTCGATTTCATTATTTCGTACGCATCCCTGATCTCACTTCTGCCACCTAATTGCCCTTCTACACGTATTCCGAATAACATGGGACTGACTACCTGATGACCGCAAAATATTTCTTGTTGTACGCTTTTAGAAAGTATATCAAAATGCTTGTCTAATTCCGTACTGCTTAAATCGTCAAGTTGTGGCCGCTTATTCGGATCTTTTCCGAAGTTTAATACAATATTTCCAGCATTTTCACTACCTGTAAACTTGCTTTTAAATCCTTTCTCAATCTCTCTTTTCTCCTCCTCCGTAGGTATACCCTCAAAAAAACTGATCATCTTTGATGCAAACATACCATTGGTAATTGTACTTAAATGATACTTGCTGATCTCAATATCAGTTTGTATCGCATTTAAAGCACCCATATAACCAGGGTAAGAGTATGTTTCAACACCGGGCCTATATTCTTTATAGTATAATATCTGCGTTTGATTACGAAGTAGATTAACTTCTAACTTAGGATTGTAAGCTGCAAATACCTTAGGCTCATCATTCTTTTTATAGCTTTCCCAATCCTTTACATAAAACTGAGTATTATCTTTGCTGCTCCTAACTTTTTGATAAGGCACATGATAAAATGCACCTATCGTTCCAGCAGCATTATATTGCACCTCCAAATAACAGCCTCCAAAAACTTCAATATCCAAACAAGCCTTTTTAAGTATTTCATTGCAATTCTCATAAGGGTTTGCCTGTACTACATGATCAAAGCCCTTACCTACAATGTAATTAACTTTGCCCAACACAATACCATTATGCTTGCTGCTTTTATTAAACATGGTTAAAAGCATATTCGGAAACTTATTATCCTCTCCAAATAATACCCATCCCTTGTTAGGTAGTTCCTTCATTACAGGAACCTTTACATCGGCAAACTTTATAAAAGAAACGCTATTCCGCATCATATACTTTGTAAGTTGTTGGATTGTTATATTTTGTCGTTGTTACATCTTCGCCATCACTTAAAAACATTAAACCAGTTTCCACTACAGCCCCGGCATTTGCCTCTATTAAATTGGAAGAACTCGCCTGCTCATATATTTTATAAGTATACCAACCCTCTTCCCTATTGGCAAAATACGTATTAACAACAATATCAAACTCATTATACCTGTCAGGAAAATTGCTTTGATCAGCAGAATTAACCAATACGAATTTAACTTTCTCATTTGTTGATCTGCTTTGAAATACACATAAAAAATTAGCATCCAAAATGGATTGCTTCTCAGTCAAAGTTAAGTAAACAGTTTCAGTATTTCCCTTTGTAAGCTTTATCATTCCTTTTATAAATACCTTTAAACAAAAACGCCCGCCTATTTCAGGCAGGCGCTTAACCATTTAACATCTATTCTTAACCAGCAGTTTCAAGAGCAGAAGCAACACCACTGCTTACTTCATAAAGTTGATCAGGCTCTTTACCTACAAATACGAGGCTATAACCCGAACGATCTCCGAATGCAGTTCCGCTACCGCTTGTACTTCCACTCATATCCAAACCTCTTTCTTTACCTAACATCCAAAACTTGTTGTTGTTATCTTTTACAACTGCAACTACAATATTTTGTGCAAGTAATTTTAATTCAGTATTGATAGCAGCAGAAAGCTTATTAACTACGATCGTTAAGTTTTGCTCAAAGAATACAGTACCATTTTCATTTGATACAGTTGGATTGTGAGTGAACGATCCAGTTTCTTTTGGCAGTTCATACTTCCAGAATCTTTTACCGCTTGCTTTTGTCAAACCAGTAACAACTCCTGAAGCAGAAACGATGCCGCTTAAATTACCTTTCTCAATAAAATAAACTTCGGTTATCCCGCCAGCTGAGTCCTTACAGTCTAATGTATATCCTTGTGTTAATGCGCAGGGCATGATATATATGTTTTAAAAAGGGCGGCTATTGACCGCCCTATGTTATTAATCAATTACGCTTCGAACTTTACTACTTCATCAGGGAAGGCTATTTGTACCCCGATTTTCAGATTTGCGCTGAACTTAACGTTTCTGTCATCTTGAGAATACCAAAGTTCAAACTGATCTTCTTCGCTGATCAAATCTACACCTAAGAAAATGTTTGACATTCTCATTGCATAGATATCATTAGTACCGTTCAATCCATGAACAGGAACAACTTTGTAAGATGTGCCGGGTACTAAGAACTCAGAATTTGCAGCGTTGTTTGTAGATCCTGGATTGTAATGGAACAAGTTAAGATCAACATACTTCTGAATCAACAGAGTGTAAACATCCCATCCGCAGAAGATACGAACATCAGCTTTACCTTTAACGGCTGCAGGAAGAGCATTGATAACTGCAAGAACAGCCTTTTGTGCTTTCTCCATTGTATCGATACCTGTGATAGGCGCACCAGTTCCGTAGAATCCAGTTACGTTAGCATTTACAACACTTCCACCTGCTTCAGAGATATGTTGTTTGATACCTTTGAATTTATTTAAAAGACCGTTAGTTCCACCGTAACCTGAACCAGTTGCAGTCCAGATAGCAGTTTCCAAAGCTTCGGCAATCTTACCAGCTTTGCGAGCAGTATATTCAGCAGCAAATGCGATGCTATCATAATTTCCACCAGCTGGCAAAGATTTTTGAAGGTAAACCGCCTCAAGATCTTTCGGACATAAAGTTTCTTGCACCTTCACTTTGCCCGTTGTAAGCGTACGCTGTGACCATTCTGTGGTGCCACTTGAAAGAAACCCACATGAAGAATCATCTTGAAAGAATACATCAGTATCCATTCTGTTAATTGTCTGGCTTGATTTAACACCAGTCATAACATTACCTTCTGAAAGAATCAACTGTTGAGTACGAGCCTCAAACAGCGATGCACTAACGAGCTGCTGCTCATTTTGTTCTGTGTAAGCCGTAAGGCCTGTAACTAAAAATCCCATTTGATTTTATTTTTTAAATTGTGAAACGAATTGAGAATACGAACGAACTTTGTCAGCTTTTGTTTCAGCTGAATGTTTTTTAAATGAATTAGGAACTTCAGTAGGTGCTTGCGAAGGCACATTAACCAAAGTATCTACTAACTGAATTAAACCTTGCATAGCTTCTGATTGCTTACCGAATGCAACCTTTAAACCTTCATAATCAGATTTTAAAGCTGAAAAATTAGATTCATAAGCAGAGAATTTACCCTCCATCTCAGCGATCTTCTTTTTCATTTCCTCTTCCTCTTTTTTCTTTGCATCTTCAGCGCTTTCAATCTCGATCTCTACTTTATCTTCTTCAACTTCCTTAGGCATGATTTCAGCAATTACACCGCCTTCGCCTAAAACGATTTTAGTGCCATCGGATAAAGTATGCTCCCCAGCAGGTGCAGGGGTGCCATCTTCAAGTGTAACAACTCCACCAACCTCTAATTTATCAATCATTATCTTAGTTCCATCTTCCAAAGAATAGGAAGGAGCAGCTGCAGTTTCTTCCTGAAATACCAGCTTTTTTACTTCTTGCAATAATTCGATCGGACTTTTCATATACTTATATACATTTAGTGAAAAAAAATAGACATTTTATTATGAAATCAAATGCTCAAAAGCCTTTTGCCTTGTTTGATTTATCTCATTAAAATTGTAATGCTTGTTGCAATATTCTAATAGTTTTTGCCCCTGCTCATTCCTTAACCCCTCATCATTTACAAGCTTATCAATGTGCTTATTCCAGTCGGCCCGATCATGTACGTAATTAACTACATCATCCGGGAAGCCCAAATAAGGATGCACCGCACTAACGATAACAGGCACCGCCTTACCAGCCGCCTCTAAAATCTTTATATTAGACTTGTATTTATTAAAGTTGTTTTTGACCAAAGGGATAAGCATTACATCTGCATACTTAAATAGATCGTAATATTTAAAAACCTCTATCCCTCTAAATATAGTATGCGGCAACTTTTTATCATTTGTGAAATAGTTAGCCATCCTTCCCCAATAATATCGCTCCGTTTCATTTGAATCGGAAAACCCTCCCAATATCATTTGAACATTGCCGCTAACCTTTTTCATCGGCCCCTCCAATATCTTTAAATCCTGATCATGCGTAATGCCACCCGCCCAAAATAACTTAACGGCATCTGTCGCATATCTTTCTCCATTAAATTGCCCCTCATTATAAGGGATCGCATTAGGTACTATTAAAACATTAGGATTGTGAACGGCAATAGCTTCTGCAAGTCTTTCATGAGTGCAGGTAATTAAGTCGGCCTCCCTCATGTGATGGATAAGCTTTGAAGCAAAGCCAGTAGCATTAAACGAATCGAACATCAAATGATCATGATTCAATATCCAGTAATCGTCAACATCAACGACTAATTTAAAACCATACTTTTTACGCAGTTCAATAAGATTGTCTTTATCCCATACCCTGTTTATAAAAACAATATCATATTTCTTTTCTGCCAGTTCCTCTTCTGTTATTGTATCGGTAATCCTGCCATATTCTTTTGGCATAAATGAGACAGGAAGCATGAGCCTATGATAGCCGCATCCGCTAAACTTTTGGGTAAGTGTTAATATTTTCATTGTGTTTGGTTTATAAAAAGATTTGAACGTACTCTCCTAATTGTACTTTGCCGTTTTTAATAGCGATTGTTCTTGTTTCTGAAACATATTCAACATATCTTCTATCTGTTGTAACATTGTAAGTAATCAACAATCCATCAATAAATACCGATGGAGGATTCTCAAAATTATCATCCTGCAATACGCTAATAGTACCAGATTCATCATTAGTAAATGAACCTTCTACGGTTTCAAAATCTAAGTATGGCTGTATTGCTATCAGCCCCATTGGTATCGGCTGCAGATTTGTACTCATATTTATATATACGAAAAAGAAACCCCAGCCGTAGAAACAGCCGGGGAACACTTAAACCAAACCTATGAAAAACCAAACCACAAACTTAAATATCTGCAAGCAGTTCTTTTAATTTAGCAATAATCATATCAGCACTTTGACGCATCTTAATCTCAGTCATATCGAACATTCCCTCCACACTAAAACCTTTAAATGTGCCATCCTTAACCTTTGCCCATGTTTCATCATTATTAACCTTTGCACCTAAAAACCATGTGCCATCTGGTAGGTTTTCAAACTGCTTCATTTTCGGGATACCCTTACTTTCATCTGCTATCCATGATTGAAAGAATGTAATGCCATCGATAGCCTTAGCGTGCATTTCATTTGCATTCTGTTGGAAGCCCTTTTGATAAAACTTTAATGCGATTGTTTCAATAGTCTTTTTGTCAAAGAATACATAATATTCGCCTGTTTCATCCCGTCTATATATGGGTAAATCCGGCACCATTGCAGGGCCTACAACGATACGCTCTTCCTCATTTATTACACTAAATTTCATCTTCTGCTCACGATCTATTTGAGCCAGTTTCCTTTGCGCCCATTCAATGCCTTCATCACCTCCCCATGCCAACCACATTAAACGACCACATCCATCCCCTAACTCCTTCTGACTGTTTTGCCTATGTCTTTCAAATGCCGCCATGCGAGCAATAGTATCTCTTGAAAGGGGCCGACCTGCTGCAAGGTCGTTGGCGCGTTTTTTCCCCACGGGAGTGCCGCACGATCCCCATCCATTTTCTTCGGCCCATCTCAAAGCGATCTTTGCATTTTCAGATGCAGCCTTTGGATAGTCAGTATAGCTTTCCTGAAAATCCTCTTCATTCATATTCCTATTTTCCCACATTGAATAACAAACTGCAGCCGCTTGTTCCTGATCTTTACCCTCATTAATCATATATTCAATACAACGTGGCATAAATTCATCCTTTGATTCAGTCGGCCCCGGCTCAACAAATTCATGTTTTTGAAAGGCAAAGAATGGCTGCCCTATTGCAGGCACATCCACTAATGCAACCGCATTTACTTCCTGTATAGCTTGTTCATCTTCATTGATGGTAAGCTTGTATAATGGTAACTTTTCCATATTATCCTATTCTTGCATTACGCTGCAAGTATGCGTTTCTTTGATCATTATTTTGCATATCACTATTTAATACATACGCTCTCATCGATTGGTTACCTAATTGATTAATAGCCTGTGTATTTAATGTTTGTGCGACTACTGTGGGATTAGGAGCAGGGCCGGCAGGTGCGCCTGTACTTATTGATGGTCTGCTTGCACCACCACCACCATTGCCTCCTGGAACTTTTACAGAAGAAATTTGTTGTATCTGAGCAACACCAGCGGCTACTGCTAATGCAGCATTTACAGGTGCGATATAAGGCCCAATGATTGGAATATCCAAAGATGATTTATAAGCTTTTACCGCATTTACAAAAGTATCGATTGTTGCCTGTGCAATAGCTAAAGCCTTACCTTCTTCTGTCTGCTCACCCGCAAGCTGCGATAAATTTCCTAATATAGATGATATTGCCTGTGCAGCTTCTAATTTGGCATTTACTTCCTCATTATTAATTGCTATTCGTGCATCACTAAGAGCCTTTACCTTTTCATTGTACTGCTCTTCTGATATTGCTTTGCTATCAAGTTGAGCCTGAAATAATAAAGCCTCTTCATCAAGAATCGCTCTTTTGCGATCAAATGTAGTACCCTCTTCTTCTAATTCTTTTTCTAATTTGGCAATCTTTTTTTCATTATCTTCTGACTCAAACTTAGCCTCTAATTCCTGCATCGCTAACCGTTCATTCTCTTTAAGAGATGCAAGCAATATAAACCTTTGCTCAAATGTCAGCTTTTCATTTTCATCAATAGCTTTCCTCTGTTCATCATAACCTTTTTTTAAATCTTCAATCTCTTTTACCCTTGCATCTTTAATTGAAGCTAACCTTCTATCGGTCGTTATTTTAGTTAATTGATCTTCAAAATCCTGGGCCAGTTTTAAATCTTCATCACTAAACTGTTTGCGTAAAGCTTTTAATTCATTATCTCTTTGTTGTTCAATAGCAGTAAAATCTTTAATGCCACCTGCTCGCAATGTTTTTTTCCGCTCCTCAAATTGTTTTAAAATTTCCTCTTCTGCTCTTTGTCGAGATGATACCATTGAAAGTCGCGCATCTTCTAAAACTTTTTCTGCAGCAGCTTGTTTTTCTTTATCTTTTATTATTTTTTGTGCATCCTTTTCCCTTTTATTTTTTAACTCTTCACTTGCCTTTTTTTCAGCTTCAAGACCTAATCTTACTTTTTCTTGTTCAGCTTGATATATTTTGGTTTTTAATGTTAATTCTTCTTGTGTTGTTAATAGCCCCTGTTTTGTTGCCATTTCAACTTTTGCTCCATTTATGTCAAGATCTAAACTTTCCTTTTTTAACTTTAAAATTTCTTTACTATTTTTCTGCTCATCTATTGATAGAGTCTTTATTTTTTCCTGAATCTTGGTTTGTTGAATTTGTCTATCAACATACTCTTGACTTGATTTTACGGTATCATCAAGTTTCTCTTTTGTTTTCGCAATTTGATCTTCTAATTCTTTTTGCTTTTCAGCAGCTTTATCTGTTGCACTTGAAAAATTCATTAAGGCTTCAACAGCAAAGCCAACACCCACAACAAGCGCACCAATACCAGTAGTTATGATTGCAGTCTTTAAAACTTTAAAGGATGTTGATGTCGTATTAACTGATACACCAAGCATCCGCATCGCTCCACTTGTTAATGATGTGGCCGCTGCATTCGCCTTCTGTATTATAGTTGATGATGATATTGCAGTATTTAAAGCCGTAAAGCTTTTTTCTATATCACCCAACTGGCTTAACCCCTGACTTAAAGCCAAAGCGCCCTGTACTTTAAGTAAGCCCTTTTGCACATCTTCACTTTCAGCACCTACCAAAGCCATTGCACCCTGCACCGCGCTAAACCCGGCCGCTACCTGACTTGCAGCCGTAGTGAATGCCTGAAACTTTTTACCCGGATCGAATAAATCAGCCTGTTCCTTAGCATCTTCAATCCTATCTTTTAAATCAGCAACCTTTTTTGCAGCCTCAATAGCTTGTGGAGAAGTCTTACCGAACTGCTCCTGCATGACAATCAAATCACTTGTTGCCTCCTTTATCGCTTTACGCATCTGACCTATCGATGCGAATTCAACCTGTACACTTGCCCCTACCGTAGTATTAGCCATTATTAATTATTTTTAAAAGTTCAACCTTTACCAATTCATTATTTACATAATCGTAATCTATAATCTTATTAATACGGAATAGAACATTATCAATCCGTATCGGTCTGCTAAAATCCAGCTGCGCAATATCTAACGGAGTCAGATGCACATAGCACGTTAATATCTTACTATCCTTATCTGCTATTTCAGCAATGTATTCGCTCCAATAGTTGTTAAACAGATTGTTAGTAGTATATGTAAGCGGATCGAAATATATCTCTTCACAAGCACCAAAGTTCAAATCTTTGGTAGGGTTCTTTGGATCGTCAAAGTGACCAGCATACCCATAACTTGTTAATGCGGCACCCAAATTAGTATTTAAGTTTTTAATATACCATGAATTTACTCCAGTCATTTTTTTAACAGATAATATTCTAATATTACTTCCTAATAATTCTTCTTGATCAACTGATGCACCTTCTGATTTTTTATAAATTCCAGGTAATATCTTATCTGTATCTTTATATTGTATTAAAGGTGTCGGACTAAACCCAATTTCTATAGATTGCTTTTCTTTTGAAAACTGAAAGCCGGTATCTTCCAACCTGCTACCATAGGGCAGATTGTATTTCTTTTTATATATCTCATTGTAATGATCATTATCCTCTTTATACTTATATTCAAAGAATCGGCCATTAAGCATACCCATAGGCTTTATTTGCCATGGCTTTGACCGATCTACTTTGTAAGTCCAGTCAATTTCATCATCAGTCCAGAATTCAGAATAAGGCTCAATAAGTAAATGCTTTTCTTTATCGGTGCTTTCAGTAATATAAAGATTAAACATCTTTAATATCCATGTAAAGAAATCAGTTTGTAATATATTCTCAGGAATATAATCATTTATCAAAATTGGATTATCTAAAATTGCATCAACTATAACAGGAGAATCAGTTTTAATTAGTACAGTAGATGATTTTATTTTACCTTCAACAAAGGAAGTTTGACTTATTTTAAAAAATATTACATCATTTTCTTTTAAATCTGTATTTACATTGTATTCTTTAAAAAAAGAATTCCACTCATATGTCCCATTATTAGGAAGCCAAGGAACACTTACAATGTCTGTTAATATTGCATTATTATTTATAATTATTTCTATTGTTATTTTAGCATTCCTTGAATAAAATATCCAATCTGCAAATAATGTGAATTTTATGTTTACATTAATAGTTTGCTCAGATGTATATCTATATATCGGTCTGTTTATATTGCCACTTTCATATTCTAATTGTAAAGAAGATGTTATAACATTATTAAAATGTATATAAAAAACATTAACACCAGAATTAATAAGAGGCATATTTTTTTCATTCCTATTTGCGTCTAATATTAATGATGTAATTCTTTTTAATTTATATGCATTATTTGGTATAATTAATTTTTTGAAATAAGAACTATTAAAAAAATTGCTTTCATAAGTATATCCTGCATTTTGAAATATCTTATCGATATATTCTTTTACAAATAATGCAGGCCTGAATGTACGATAATCATAATCTATTTTTGCTCTTGATCCATATAATTGTGGAGTTGATCTCGTTCCATAATCTATTAAAGGGTAAAAATAACCTACACCGTAAGATGGATTTACAGAAGTATCGATTCCTGCTATTTCAATATATTTTATAGATTCAATTACTATTGGACTACTTACGACATATAAATAATAATATGGGAAAAAAGTAGTGAATAAAAATCTATTAGTTATCGTATAAGTCCCCTCATTAAATTCAGATCCTTTAATAACAATTTGATCACCAATGTTAAAATTAACAGGAGGTATTTGACTATTATTATAAGCAATTACTGTTATAGTATTAGTTTGACCTAAAAAGGCATTGCTTAAAAAAATATTTGTTTTATATTTCACAAACCCACCCCAACTATTTACAATATTGTCACGCGTATAGATATGATTATAAATGCTGAAATCTAAATCATCTAATTTGCTATTTCCTATCTGAGCAATAAACCCACTCAACTCACCAAAGATTGCACCTTCGTATTCTATAATATCTCCATCCTTAACGATGTTAATAATTCTGAATACACCCTTCATTACAAGCAATCCGTTTAATCTTAATTCAGCTCTACTTGTTTGCGCTACATTAAAAACTGATCCTATATTAACTGCCCCTGGTGCTTCATAATTAAAACTCGCTAAGTCATAAATAAACCCAAATATCTTATTATTGATTGCGGTTCCCGGAATAACTATCTGCTTACTGAAGGATGTTTCCCGGCTGCCATAATCAGATACATCATCAATCGCATAAGTCAAAGCAATACTAAGCTTTTGATCAATATCAACCTTATAACCTTCTATGTATAATTCGTACATTTTAACGGTATTGTGTGTTTTTAGATTCGCTGAATTCTATCGTAATGCTTAATGTTTCCGCTTTATTTATCCGGTCATCTTTAAACTCGTAATCTGAATCAGTAATAATAACAGGATAATATTCCGCATTTTCAGTTGAATAATAATAGACTTGTGGGCTGTTTATCAGTTCACTCAACCAGTTATATTCACCTGTACTTAGGATGTCAGATGTTAATGTCATCTTTTGCTTATACTTTACTGCATAGGCTTTCATTGATTCATTGTAAACCGATCCTGACTTTTCAACCATTTGAGTACCTGACAATACCCATCTTTGCTGCTCAAACTTTTTCTTTTCATTTGACATAGTAAGCTTACCATGTACGAATGTAAAAGAGTCATAAGCCCCATAAGCATTCAGGAAGATCAAAGTATGCGTATCATATTTAGCGCACTTTTGATTAAAATAAATCGTATCAATTATGGCATCTTCATCATTTAATAAATTGTATGATATTGCCCCACTTATAGGCAATACCCCGAATGTATATCCTAAATTGTAAACGCCGGATGTATTATAAACCTTTGTGGTATTCCCGTAATTAGTATTTAAAACTCTCGATCTATTATCATTCTCAACAAACATACTTGAAATGATCGGCTCTCCTGCATAATATGTACTTTGCCGCGGTCTGTTTGTCAAAAAATAATCTGCACTTATTTGGCTTTGTGCTTTATCCCATTTAGATCGTTTATAGTTATTGTAAACCCTGTAATTGCCAGATGCTATGTTTCCGCTAAAATCTACTGTTCCACTCATTTGACCATATTCAACACGATAATCTGTAAAGAATATGTCAGCACCTAATACAACCTCATTTGCAAATGATGACAG